TCATGCCGCCGGGGTCTTTCGGATGATTTACGAAGCCCCCTTCGTGTTTCAGTACCATTTCAAAGCAGGAATCCCAGTTTTGAGCCGCCATCTTACTTGTCCTTCTGCGCCAAAAGGCTGTTCTTCTCTTTGGACCCTGCGCTGGAGCCGTAATAAAAGTTGATTACGCCTGTCCAAGCCGTGCCAAGGGCACCAAGCATCATCAGAAGAGCTTCCGTGCCAGTCTGAGGCATACCCTTCATCAGCATCCATACCAAAATGCCAAAGAAGCCGACCGTGATAAGAAGGGCCAGCATACGCGGGACCCAATCCTGCGTAGCTGTCTGCATCTTGCGGGCACTGTCACGATCTCCGGCGGCTATCCGCTCCAGATCAATGTCCAGTTCCTTCATGCGGACCTTAAAGTCGGCATCAATCTTTTTGACATTTGCCAATTGGTCAGGCGTGGCATTCTGGAGAGCCGCGCCAATGGTTTCGGCATCGCCCTCTTCATGCCCAAAAAGGACGTTGGACAGGGTTTTGGTGGCAAGACCAGCCAAAGGACCGCCAAGTGCAGTGGCAATCGTAGGGGCGATTTGCTGAAGGAGGGGACCAGCGGCTTTGAGAATGTCCATGACTACCTCGCCATTTCTCTGGTTGCCTGATTGATGCGGGTTTTGACAGCCACCAGATCGCGCTGTTGGCCCTTAAAGCCAATGGAAATGTAGCCTACCATAGACCCTTGTTCGGGCGGAATAGACCCACGACAGGCATAGGTTACGCCCTTAGCGACAATCCAATCGCCTACATCAGACGATGCTTCAAAAGTCTCACACAGGACTTCGCCGTTCAGCATGGAAACGGCGGCATGATTGCGGGCCGGAGAACCGGAAAAGAACGCCCCCTTTGTCCCTTCCAGTTTGGCATAGCGGCCATCTGCGGACAGGGCGACACGGGTGACGCGGGCATTGCTGGACAAGTTAATTTCGTGGACGATCACGGTTTCAGCCCGCAGATCGCGCATCAAGGCTTTGGATATTTCAACGATCTTTTCGTCGGAAACCAGTACCGGCATTTCGGCACCAGCAATGATCTTGCTCACTATTTTGGACTGATTTTGATAGACAATCCAACCACTTAGCCCAAAGACGCCCAATAAGATTACTGCAAGGAGTTTAAAGGGAGAGTCGATCCATTTGAGCAGTTCCAATGCTTTATCGACCAATGCTCCATTGGATTTTGGTTTGTGGTGATGATGCGCCGCCTTCTTGTGGGCAGTTTTCTTTGCGGGATGCGGGGCAGTCATTTGTCAGCTTTGCCATCCATGCGTTCGTGCAAACGGATGAAACCATCGCTGATTTCTTTTTTGAGATCGCGCAGCGCTTCGGTGAACTCATCTTTGCGGATGTAATTTGATGGCAGGTTCACCTCGATGACATGAAGGTCGCGGCGCAGCTCTTTCATGGCACCCCAGACTTCACGCGCAAACCAGCCGCCGACAGCGGTAGCCAACATGAATGCGGCATTGAATATGGTCTGTGTGTCCACGATTATGCACCTTTCACGATATTCAAGAATCGAGAATTTGGTTCCAAAGCGATAAACTCATGGAACTGGCCCGGTTGCCAATCAATGAAATCCCCCGCTTTACTTGTCATTTCCCACCCACCGCCATGAACGCGAAACGAACCATTGAGAATAAACGTCACATGCACCGTTTCTTCACCATGATCGTGCATGGGCAATTTATCACCAATGTCATCAAAGCTATAAAGAGAGCCTTGCAATGATCCAAACTGTTTCGGTTCAGTGTGCATCATTACAACACCACAGGCGGGTCTGATGGAGTAGGCTCCTTCACCCATTGATATGTTGTCGTATCAAGCACCCAACCCGGACCCGGATACGGAGCGATGAAGGCACCATTTGGCTGCGCCGCAGCATCAAATGTGTCGCCAATGTTTGCGTAGTTATAACGAAAATTGGCGTTATAGCTTGTCTGCACCCAAATCGTATCTGCGCCAAAAAGGCTTTGCAGATAAGCTTGACCAACAGGTTCGCTTTCTGGAAAAGGCAAATTATCAATGCTGCTGTTGTCAACAACAAGAACTTGTGTGACGTAATTTCCAGCATTGAGTTGAGCGAAATGCGCCATGCTTCACCTTATTGATACAGATAACGGATGATGACGATGCCTGAACCGCCGCTACCGCCAACAGTTGAGCCGCAACAATATATGGCAGCTCCACCGCCGCCGCCGCACAACTGGTTAGTTGTAGCGTTTGATCCGTTTTGACTTGTATTACCACCTGCTGCGCCGCCTCCTGTGCCACCTGTCCCGCCAGTAGCAGTAGGAGCATAAGCACCGCCACCGCCGCCACCTGCGTAAGTTACAGATGAGCCAGAAATTGAATTAGCTGATCCATTGCCGCCCGCGCCACCATTTTTATTTGTTGGAGTAGTACCAGCCGCACTCGCTCCACCGCCGCCCCCAGCGGCATTGCTAGATGAGTTACCGCCATTACCGCCGTTGTTACCTTGTCCGGCTGTGCCAGCGCCACCCGAAGCGCCTGTCCCATTTATAGAGGCACCGCCGCCACCGGAGCCACCTGCCACGCCCGCGCCGCCGTTTGTTCCACCTCTGCCACCGCCTGTTGAGGTGGTAGAAAAAACAGAAGAATTGCTGCCGCTACCATTGCCGCCGCCGCCAGCACCTACTGTGACGGTATAGGATGTGGCAGAAACAGACGCTCCAGTGACATACTGCATACCACCAGCGCCACCACCGCCACCGGCATTTAAGTCACCTCCGTAACCACCACCGCCACCGCCCGCAATAACAAGATGGTCAACTGTTTGTCCTGCGGGAGCGTTCGTGACGCTAAATGTGCCAGTACCAGTAAACGTATGAATCTTATAATTACCGCTGGTCGTGATTGTACCGCCCGTTGCTTGAATGAACGGGCTAGGGATAGGTGCACCAAGCAGCATTGTATAAGCGGTCATTATGACACCCCTGCGCCTGTAATGACGTAGGTATTAGAGCCGACACAAAGCAGCGTGCACAAGCCATACTGAGCCAATGTGCGGTTGCCAGTGTTTGCTGTTCCAGCTTGTCGCACCGTAACAGAAGCACCCTGCGTAATTGTCTGGTTGCTGCCTGAGTTGTTGTAGATGGAGACTGACTGACCCGTTGTGAACGCAGTCGTGGTCAGCACTGAAACACCGCCAGTGGTAATGCTGATGAACTTGCCAGCATCCGAAGAGGCGACATTATAAGCGCCTGTCTGACTGTTCACCGGCACAGTGCGGAGTTCGCCTTTGGCATCAGAGACGCCGTTGGCATCAAACTGTGCCACAAGAGCGCCGTTGGCAGCCATTGCCGCGACATTGTTGGACGGGAAATAAAGGCCGGTGTTGGATGAGGTCGTGCCTTTTTCAGCGGGCGACGAAACTGTCCCATCCACGTTGGTGATGCCGGACGTACCGGAAATTGTGACGGCCATTATTTTGGCTCCTCTACAGGATCAGGCGGCAGCGGCGTGTTGCCTTCAGCAAGCCATGCCTGAAATTCAGGATATTCTTCCGTGCATGTCAGGCGGCACAAACCGTCATCATCAATGCGGTCTTCAACGTGGATGCCCTCTTCAATTTTCAAAACTTTGAAAATCATAGCTCTGCACTCCATGCGAGATATGCACTTGAATTAACGGCAGACAAATACACTCCAGAATTTGTTGTTAATCCAGATGCAACAGTAAAAGCTGTTGATACTCCCCATGGTGTTCCAGTTGCCCCTGTAAGGGTTGGAACAGAGCTACAAGCGGTTCCCGCTGTAAAGAACACACGATAATCTCCAGCGGTCCCGCTCTGCTCTAACGCTGTTGGAGCTACTCTCATTGTCACTGGAAAATTTGTCATGCCAATAGCAACCGTAGTGCTTTGGGCAAATCCAACGCCAAAAACACTAGCAACACCTTCTGCTTTAATTTTGTAATAATACCGCTGACACAGCATCAGCTCCTGCCCATACTGGCGGCGTTCAAACGGCGTGGCGACAGAGCCAGCTTCAAGCTGGACGCCTGTGATGTAGAAGGTTGCGCCGTTGGTTCCTACGACTGAGGTTGCTCCTGTGGCTGAAATGTAGAGTCCAGAAGCCCATGATCCAGCTGCCGCGCTATAAGTGGAACCAACGCCAAAACTAAACCAAACTTGCGCCGCACCAGCATTGGTGTTTCCAACCCATGTACCAGATGTATCACCAGCAATAGTTATGGTTTTTTGTTCCCATGTGTTTGCGGCAGAGATTGTGTATGAGAACGGGTACGAACGTGTTCCAGCATAGTTCTTAAAAGAACCGCCAAATGTCCCTGTCAGGCTTGAATAAACCCAAAAAGAAATAGTTACCGTTTTTGCGCTTGCCGTTCCAAAAGCAAGATCAGCAAAATTGAAGCCCTCAATCCCTTGTGCGATACCAAAATAATCGGAAGCCCCAATGGAATAAGCTGATAACGATGTAATTCCGAGATAATTTGGAAATCCAGCAGGCGGCGTCACAGAACCAGCATTTTGTTGAATAGAATATTTTGAAGCTTGACTAAGAGAATAAGACCACCGATCTACTCCATAACCACCTGTTGTAGGCGTGATTGCCGCCCCCGCATTACGCTGGTCAATGACCATCGCGCCATTGATGATGCGATTACGCAGGAACGACGATCCCATCACGACAGTGCCGCCAGCAGTTGTGTTGCCAGAGCTGTCAAAGACAAGGTTGTTCGTGGACCCAGAAGGGTGGATGCCGTTAATGTACTTGATCGTGCTCATGTTAAGCCGCCAATTCTGCCTGAGTGGCAACAACAGTAACTGTTGCAATTGTTGAAGTTGACCCAGCCAAGCCAGATGCCGAGATTGTCACATCAAATGCGCCAACGCGGCTAGGCGTAAATGACTGCGATCCACTCAATGATGCAGCCACGCCAGCAACCGTCACAGACGTTGCATTAGCGGTGTCCCATGTCAGCGTTGTGGATTGCGATAGGAAAATTGGCGAAGGGTTGAATGATGCAGTGATAGACGGAGGAGCCGTCCATACTTGCGTGGCAGGGTCGTAATAGAACCCAATCCCTACTGAAAGGCCGTCAATGTTGACGGTGTAATGATCTGCGGGAGGGCTCCACGGGCCGAGCGTATCGTCCCAAACCACTGTATTGTCGCAGATGTTTGTCGCGTTTGCGATCACAGCATAGGTTGTCATGTTCGCTCCTTACGCCGGGAAGACAGTGATGATGACTTGGCCCGCAGCGCCAGCGCCGGATGAGGTGCCTGTAAGTGTACCGCCGCCACCACCAGAAGGCTGTGTTCCAGCCGTTCCATTACTAGCCGCGCTTCCAGCCCCACCTGCTCCGCCAAATGAAGAACTGCCAGCAGAAAAAACTGTAGGCGTTACTTCTACGCCACCACCGCCGCCGCCTCCCCAAACGGAATTACCCCCTTGAATAAGGTATCCCGGCGCACTGCCGCCGCCGCCAGAATAATAACCATCCTTTGCACCAGAGGAGGCGCTATTTGGAGTGCCGCTCCCCTGTGCTCCGTTAACTGTTCCATTGCCGCCGTTCCCTTGTGACGCACTAAAAGGGGCTCCACCGGGAACGTTGCCGCCGTTGTTGCTATTTCCACCGTAACCAGCACTCAATTGACCGCCGCCGCCACCGCCCAAATAAAATCCTGAAGAACCACCGCCACCGCCGCC